CGTGTGCAAGCGCCATTTGGTCGGCAGTTAAGCCAACGTGTGCTTGCAAATTAGCAATACGTTCACGAGATGCGTTATTAATGTCTGCCATAGCAATTTGAGTTGCAGTGCGATTGGCGTCAATAGTAGTTTGAGTTTCGTATTTGGCTTTGAGTTCAGCAACCATACGCTGCAAATCAGCAACACGGAAGTCGTACTCTTGCTTGTCTTTTTGCATATCAAGTTGCATCTTGGCTTGTGCTTCAGAAGCTTTACGTTGTGTTTCTGCCTGTTGTGTTTGCAAAATAACAGAAGCAGTTGGATCAGACATGGCAGCTTGTTGCATTTGAGCTTGATGTGCTTGCTGTACTTTCTGAGCCAATTGACTAATTTGTTGTACGTATTGCGCCATATTTTGCTGAGAATCTTGAGAAACCATTTGAGAAGCCAACGCCAAAGCTTGTTGCGCTTCAATGTTAAGCGGTTTTTCTTGATGCAGTTCTAGCGTATCGCGACCGCCAGCAGCCTGAGCCACATAAGAACGCATGGATTGCAAATAGTGCAATGTCAAGTGCTGTTTGATGTGTTCCAGTGCATGCGGGGCAAACGCTGGTCCAATAACTGGATTGCCGCCGTATGCCGGATCGTTAGCATACGCTAAGTGGATCTTAATGTGAGCAATATGGTCTTGGTCAGGATACGCAGCAGCTGCGTGACCCATAGTCATTGACACGTTCTCAAGTGCTGGATTGGATTCGTTTGCACCTAATGGGTTTGGCAATACTTCTTCCAAGTTGGGTACTTTTAATTGCTCTAACACACGACGGTATACCGCACGCATGTCAAATAGGCCAGGTTGAATCTGGTTGCCCTGAGTAGCCATCTGTAAAAGGGCTTGATTCTGTGCAAGACGTTGTGTCTCAGAGAAAATGTTTGGATCGGATACCGGGCGAATGTCGTTGTTTGATGCAAAGTCACGAACTTCAATCTCTTCACCAGACTGGTTGTCCATCTCTGGCAAATACCAGTGATTTAAACGGGAGATAATCGCCAAAGACTTGGCTTGTGAGCGATGCATACGAGCATGAATGCTCGAGAATACTTTAGCGCCTTGTTCGATCAACGCCTGAGCTGTACCAACAGGCATGTTGTTGTTTGCTTCACCAATCTTCTCTTCAGAAGTAGTAACAACCCCTTTAGCAGCATCAGTTAACCAACCAAGCAACTCCATAAGGACTGCGGATGGTGGGTTGAACGGCATTGGCATGGCGATCTTACGCACATCATCAACACCAGGAGAGCCTTCAATTTCAACTACTTGAGTGGGTTCAATTCGGTCGCTTTGGCCACCAATTCGTCCACCTTTGAGTTTAAGCATTGTCTGACTGTTGTTGATATGAGCAGCATCAAGCAGAGAACGTAAAGTGCCAGTAAGAGCAGCAGACAAACCGCCAATAAGATGGGGGAGGCCAATAGCATAAGCACCGCGCCAAGGAATGAATTTGTACTCAACGTACCAATCCAGTTTTGTGAGTTTTTCATCGCCTGATTCCCAGTTACGATACAACGCTAAAACTTCACTGGTTGTTTCGTCAATTGTTAAAATGTATGGTGCACGACGGCCTTCGGTTTCAGGATCATCGTCTAAACGAATGAAGCAAGTAATCTCATAGATGCGGCGCAATCCATCAATATTTTTGGATGGCTCAGACTTGCCTTCGATTTTGTCGTTAGCTTGTTGGGAACGTGTTTGTTCTGTGAGTGGCGCATCAGAGCTGTATGCGCTATCAATGTCGCGGTAAACACCGGCTTCAACACGTTGTAAGAAAGTGTCTTCAGTAATGTCTTGAACTTCAGTTACACGAGGAGAAGTGTAGAAGTTTGTTGATGCGTATGGTAGCAAGATGTTATCGATTGCAACCCATTCGCAAGTTGGGCGTGCTTGCTCTGCGTCAAAACGCCATTTAAGAAATTGGGAACCGCCGAGAGGAAGCTGAGTCAACAGCTGTTCCATCTCGTCACGGTATTCTGGGATTTGTTCTGTTAACTGCCAGTTAAGGAAGTTAACTTTGCGGTCAGCCGTTTTTTCTTTTAATCGGTCTGCTTCGCCTTTGATATTCGACTTAACAATGCCATCAGGCGGGAGAAGTTCTTTTGAAGCTGAAGCTGCAAAATCAACGCAAGCTTCTGCCATAACTGGGTGCACGACTTTAGAAGCGCCATCAAATGTTGCACCGCCTGGTGCATCTTTGCCAAGTCCAGTGCGACGTAATCCTTCTTCATATTGTTTATCTCTTTGTTTACGTGACTCTTGATCAACATCAATAAAATCTAAATATTCTTGAGCTAAAGCGTTAAGAACATCTTCGTCAAATACTTCGGCCAAGTTCTCATAGAACTCTGGGTTTTTGCGCGGGCTTTGTTTTTCTTGAAAGTTAATAACTACCGAACCGTCATCCAATTCAATAACTTCTTGTTCAGCATCTTCTGCATCAAGACCTAACGTATCAGCGTAATACTCTACTTCAGAATCTTTTTCGGCTGCATCTTGGATATCTGATTCTTTGTCCAAACTAGGAAGTGCTGCACCGGCTTGAATAGGTAACTGTGGATTTGCCATGAATTTTGATTAGTTTTGTTGATCCATGATGCCATGGATGTATTGGGCGCGGTCGTTTAATTCTTTACCAGAATTATAGATTGGCCACATGCCTTTATTGATTTCTGTTCTCCAGTAATCACGTGCTGTGTCTGGATCGATAACTTGTTGGTCTACATAACCTGGAACCAAAGCAAATTTGTCTTTGTATGGTCCCGCATCCATTTGAACGCCGGTGCTGTAAACTGTAATTGGTCTGCCTTGTTCATCGTGCCCCGTTGTGCCACCGAACATGGTGTTAAAGTGATGATGCGCAATTTTTTGTTCTTGCGGTGTTAGATTAGCCATGATTTCCGCAATACTTCCAAATTTTGGAGGTGTACGGCCATTTACCATCAATTCTGCTTCCATCTGTCTTGTGGTTGGGCCACCTTCGGCAAATTTGGGGAGCATGCCGGATTCCTCAAACAAAAACTGCTTGGGGGTTTTAAGCATACCGGGAGTATCTGGGTTGATGCCAGCCTCTTCCAAAAGCTTTTGATGGGGAGTTTTGAGCAGATCGATCATAATTGTGTCCTATTTATACTAATGCATAATTATGCTGGTAACCGCCCTATTGGGCGTACGGATTGGAAAATCTTTTACCGGCAATATCGTCAGCATAGTCATAATCACGTGCAGGGAGGAAATCAAGCTGAAGCCACCCAGAATCCCTAAGAACCCGAAGTGCTTGGGAGAGGGAATCCACATAGTCATCGTGACCTTGCATCTCAGGGAATGAACACACCTGACGGATAAACCGTTTGGCCCAAGACGCAAACTCGCCTTTTTGTTCCGGATCTTCCGGAATAAACACTTTGCCTTTAGCAACCAAAGGAGCCACAATGTTCAAACGCTGCACTTTGTCAGCGCGCCCAGGATTGTACCCACGGACCGGCACACCAGAACCTTGGAGTTCTTGAATGAGCGAGATACCCGCCGATTTGTCTTCCATCAGTATGAGGTCTGCTTTACGGCCTTTACCAAAATCATTGTCCGCGCCATACACAACCTCCTTAAAGTCCGAGATGACTTTACGACGCAATTCAGGATAAGCCAGGTGCTCGTCCCATGAGTCTAGCAGAATGACTGCAGTGCCAGCGTCTTGTTGTTCAAACACACCCCACACTGTACAAGCCGTTGGGTCGTTCATGGTCTTTTCACTAGTGGCCGGATCGTATGAAGCAATCACATACTCGAGCGTTGGGGTTGGTCGATTGGCCGGCCACAGACGGAACTGTTTGCGTTTGATAATACCAGCGGACTCTGGATCCAAAATCTGGCCATAAATTTCCTGACGACCAATGTCGGTGCCATCGTATGTTTCTAACTGTTTGAAAAACGTAGCAGACAGGTTATCTTTGTTGTCGTACGAGCTGGCATTAACAACATAAACGTCGCCGCCTATCTTACCTTCATTAAGGTCGACGATGAGTTCCCGAGGTTTGGGGGTTGTAGTGATAATTTGCTGCACCCGAGGGATGCGGGGGTCTTTAAGTCGAAGGGTAAACTGAACGCCATCATAAGCGTCGTCGAGGTAATCGAAAGCGCACAGCTCGTCGAACCAGGCTCCATGGTATTGCTTACCGCGATAACGTTCTGGTTCGGAGGCTGGGATACCTTGGATAATGGATCCGTTAGTGAGGGTGATTTCAAAGAGAGACTTGTTGTAGTCTCGGATAAGGCTACGTGGGATAATATTAAGGAGTCCGGAATCTCCCTCAAAACAAGTCGCTCGTATGTCGTTAGAGGTTGGGGCGGTGACGAGCCAGCGTGTGTTGTCGTACTTCCAAGCGCGAATGCCAATCCAATGGCTAGCAGTGTGCGTTTTGCCAGATCCGCGACCGGCAAGCATAAGAAAGGTGTCGTATTCTCCATCTTCAGGTTCTTTTTGGTGAGGTAACGCCTGAAGCGCCCATTTTACTTGCCATAAAGTAGCTTCAAGCTGCTGTTTTGGCCAGTGTTTGTGCGCTTCGGCAAATTTTTTAAGAGTGAGTTCTTGTTTTGGGGTTAACATACTGCGATAAATCCTTCTCCGACAAGAATTGAATTATTTTCCCCGTCAGTCTCAATGTGAACGCACATACGCGGCGCAACGGGTTTAATCTGCGCAATAAATCTGCGGCCGTAATGTACTTTCACTGGCGGTGAGACCTGATTGTGTACAAGCGGCAAGCGAGATTTAAAAGTAACAGTGTAATCTTTCTTCCATTTATTGTACTGGATAATCGATTTGCTGCCAAGTGACTCTACTAGACCGGCAACTTGTAAGACAGTTCCATAATGCCCATTTGTAAATCGAAATTCATCATACTTTGGCGAATACTGGCGCGATTTGGCGTGCAAAATTCCCCGCAGCAGCTCAATTCGCTGTTCGACGGAAGCAAGCAGATAGTTTTCTGGGATTTTGGTCGGGACATTGGGGATTAACTGGCTGTGAATCGTGGGGCTAACGGAGAACGCGCGGTTTTTGGTACGCAGTATCTCGTGATCGCGCACTTTGTAACCATGGTCTTTGAATTGTTTGCGCACAAATTCCTCTTTGTCCATGGGAGCAGCAAGTTTTCCGGTGGATTGCCGGGCAAAAAACCAAAATCCGAATAGGAAGGGCGGGATTGGGAGCGTCTGGTGGGGGAATTGCAGTGGGTGCGCGGTCGGAATGGAGTACAAAGACCGGTTAAATCCATTTCGTAGCGGCGTTTCTAATAGATCGTTTGTGGTGTAGTACTTCAGTGGCCGTCTGAATTTGCGTTTGCCCTTGTAAGCAAGGAGCCGCTCACGGTATTTCTTTGTTTCCAATAGGAAACCAAGCTTGCTGTCGCCCGTTACCGATAGGTGGTCGTTCAGAATCACCTCGTAGCAGGTCTCTGAGTAGTATTGCTGCACCAGTTTTACTTTTACCAGCTTGCCAGTGTTGTCAAACAGGTAGTCGCCTTGGACTATTTTGCTAGCGGGTTTCCAATAATCAAGGGTTAATACTTTTTCGTTTGCTGATATCGCCATAAAAGTTTTCTAAGACCCAACGGTCTAACCAAAGCCCCAGTGGGGCGCGAATTCTATTTTGAATCACGACGGGCAGTTTTTGGATATCCAGATTGGCCGTTGTCACTTTAAGCCGGAACTCAATGTACTTGGCGGTTTCTCTATCCAATATTTCTACTGGCACATCGACAGAATCAAAATTGTACAAGTCACAAACCAAAACCCGAAGACCGGTGAGTCTTCCAGCTGTATTTTCCAATGCGCCTTGGATTTGGTAAACATACTTGTTCATATACCAACTAATGCAAAGAAATCCACGTTTGTGGCGTTGTTTTAAAAATAAATGCGGTGAAGACGGGGTTGTCGATGTATTTTCAACTCCATTTGAGAATATTAAATTTATTTTTATTTATTTTTAAAATAAGTTAAATAAACATCGGATACACCGGATACCCCGCAGTGCCTTGATTTCATTGAAAAAAATTTACAAAAATTGTGCGGGGTTGACGGGGAAGACGATGAAGACGGGGAAGACGACGTTTGTTTGTGGATAACTCAGGTTTTAATATTGTAAAAAAGAGACACTTTTGTAGCAAAAAATTATAAAAAAAAATTTACAAACTTGCGTTTTGACCGGGTCCCCGGCCCGGGGGGAGGGGGTCTCCTTTTAAGGGGTATCGACTTTAAAACAAACCCCCTCACCGCCTTCCCGAAAGCATGCTTTACATTCCACATTGTAATATTGCATTTCACATTATGAAACAATACAGCGATGCGTTAGTGAGCGCACACTCACTTAGGTTATGCACCACAATGGTGCACTGCGTTGCAGCGCAGCATGATAGTGAGTACTCACTGACGATGCACCAGGTTGGTGCACTACATTGCGGCGCAGCATAGCAGTATGTTAGTGAGCGCATACTAACATAGAGGGAGCGCGGCGGTATGTCGGTTAGGCAATGCACCAATATGGTGCATGCGGTGGGCGCGGCAATATGGCGGGACGCGTACGCGACGGGAAGACATTTAGGGTCGGCGGAATACTGTAAGATTGCGCGAAGCAGGATATACCACAAGATCCCACAATCTCCCACTAAGGGTAAACCCTATTAGGGTTTAAAGTTTGAAAACCTAGGGTTATCCCTAATATACATACTGTATTCATAGCCGTTATATTGTGTATATGGCAGCAATTAAGCAGCCATTACATAAGAGGATCTAACATTATGAATACTATCAAACTATCGAAGACAAGTAAACTAGATGGCATATTGTCTTGGAGCTTACAAGCCATAGACACTTGTCCAGGATCAGTAGCTAAAGGCGGCGGCTTGGTGGACGCGTGCCGCGGCTGCTATGCCACAACAGGAAACTATAATTATCCTAATGTTAAAGCGCCGCGCCAATTTAACCGCGAAGACTGGCAGCGCGCTGCATGGGTTAATAATATGATATGCGCTCTAGATTCAAGCCGCTATTTTAGATGGTTTGATAGTGGCGATATGTACTCGCTGGATCTCGCCAATAAGATCGCGGATGTAATGGCTGCAACGCCATGGGTTAAGCATTGGTTACCTACTAGAATGCATAAATTTGATAAATTCGCGCCAGTCATTGAGCGCATGGAGGCAATGCCTAATGTAGTCGTTCGCCGCTCTAGTGATTCAGTCAACGGCGAGACAGTCAACGGCGCGACATCATCCACAATATTTAGCGAAGATTCACAATTGCCCGAAGGCGCGACAGTTTGCCGCGCTTATGAGCATGGCGGCAAATGTAACGGCTGCCGCGCGTGCTATTCCAAGGACGTGCCAGTCATTGCGTATAAAGCGCATGGCGTCAAAATGGCGAAGGTCATTCGCATTATGGCGGCGGCATAATGAGCGCGCCTTTTATTGTCTTTTATAGGTATCGCGGCGAAGACTATAGCGCCGTATTTGATACCATGCGACGCGCCAAAGGATTCGCGCGGCTTACTGGCGGCAGAATTGAAAGCCGTTTAACTAGTTTATTGAAAGGGTAAAACCATGCAAACAAAACCGAAAGGCGCGACCGCCTCTATTAAATGGCTAGACGATGGCGAAACAGTGGACGGCTATTATTTTAGTTTTGGCGAAGAGCCCGAATTTAACGAAGAGCGCGGAGACTACGGCGAAGAGGATAATTCTATTTTCTTTTATTGCGACGGCGAAACGTCTTTAAAATCATATATGAGCGAAGGCGCGGAGGGTTTTATTGTTTTGTCTTATGAGTTGGAGTTTTAATTATGAGCCAATTATTCCCGATTGCTAAGATTAAACTAAACGACAAACGACCACCAAGCCACGCGCTTATTATGCGTCTTTTAGGTGTATATCTCGCGGCAGGTCATAAAGCCATCGACATACATTGGCGCGGCGATTTTATGCAGCTTGATTGTAATCCACGCTCCAACGAATGGCGCGGCATGGGCTCAATAAACCAAGAGAGTGGCAGCCGTATTGCGCGAGAGTTAAACGAGATCCGCCAATTCGTGCTAGATCATTTTCAGGTTATTAGGGTTTGTCCTAATTGACCGCGCGCGAATCGATCCTAAAATCACTATACAAGGAGGGTTTAATTATGTATTACTGTAACGGGTTTTATTTTGACCAGTACGAAGAGGCGCGCCGTTATGCTGATTTTCTATTGAATCATGCTGGCGTATATCGTGCCATTTTTACCCGCGCGGAGATAGACGCGCATAACCTAGAGGGAGCATCAATATGAGCGAAACATTAAGCCAATATAGAAGCCGCGTAGAGATGGAGGACGATGCAATGAGCCGCGGATTTAGACACGATAGAGAGGTAGAAGCGGGACGCGTTGAGTTTATCCTAGAGCCGCCATCATGGGGTACTAGATGGAGTGTAGATATGCGCTCTAGTGAAGGACGCAACCATTACAGCGGCTGGTTTGCCAGTCGCGAAGAGGCAGAGCAATTTATTATTAAACGCAAATTAGAATTGGGGATTGAAAATGATTGATTTACAAGACATCGAGATTATCGAAGGCGATACAACCGCCACAACGGAGCAGTACTATAAAACCATTCAAAAAGCCATTAACACTGGATTATGGGGTTTACAGGGTTCTTACGGACGTACCATGATGGATGCCATCAAGGAAGGTTATTGTTTATTAGGAAAGAAAAGCGTCACTGATTATTATGGCAATCACGTACCAAGCCGCACTGATGTAGTGAACGGCACTGTAGGATCATTCGATTTTGTCGCGGCAGAATGCGGCGAAGGATGGGCACAACATATGAGCGAGGTGGAATAATGAAGATTATTGTTTATTTTGAAACACCAAAATTTAGTCATGCCGAGGTAGTGGCGCAGTTTGCCAGTGAAGAGCTTTACGAGGCATGCTTACCAACATTGGAAAAGTATGCGCAGGAAAATGGCTGGGTAGTTACTGAATCAATGCGTGAAGACGAATACGTAACGGACGAAGAGAGCGAGGTGGAATAATGGATAAGTATATCGAAGAGTTATTAACCGAGATGCTATTTGATTTTCACGATTTAGAATTTGGATTGACTTATAAAGAAGTTGGTTATGATACTAAGAAAGAATTTTTTGAAGAGATGAAGAGAAAAGTAGAAGAGTTACAATTTAGATTACAAAAGGAGGACGTATGATGGACAAACTAGAGCAAGCCTATGTCATGGATCTATTGGCGCGTCTTACTGAATCGATCGAGACGTACCTAGACGATGATCGCTGGGATGGCATAGACGCAATGCACAAGGAGATTAAAGAAGCCAATAAGCTTATCCGCAAGTATTATAAACGTATGCGCGAGCAACAAGCTAAACAGGCAGAGATCGAAACCCTTAACTTATGGAATACATAATATGTACGCAATTAGACTAAGCAAC